CATCTTCTCCTGTGGCTTTCGTGGTTTATAATTCCTACGCTGTCGAACATTTCTTCGTTTTGGTTTCTGTTTTTGTTTTGATTTTTCGGTTGTAGACATAGTGGTTGATAATAGAACACCCCGTAGCCCGTTGTTGTTGGAGAAGGGCACGGGCAATCCCTTGGCTTACTGTAAGTACAGACCGAAATCTAACTCACTCAGCGGTGATGTTAGATGTTCAATCTGCTCCTCCATCCAAAGCTGGACCGCTTGCGAGATCCCGAATAGATGGAAGAATTCCCTTCTGGTGTCCCTTGTTATGGGAACAGCCGGGATGTTCTTGCCACTTAGGAAAGCTTGTCTGGCTAGGTAACTATCAAAGTCCAGGTGAGAGACATCGATCGGGGAGTCTCCGATCTCTTTTGTAAGAAGATAGATTACTTTAAGCACATAAGGTTGTAACACTGGCTCTCCTACTACGAGATGAGCATATCCTTTGAGTACGGCTAGTGCGTAATTATTACGAATCTTGGGTGAAACATTAGCCCAAAGTTTTGAAGACCAGCCGATCCTGCGGAAGAATTGTGTAGGATTCCTCCATAGGAATTTCCTATCACCGATGACAGCTAATTTGCATCTACAGAAACTCCCTGGTTCATCTAGTGTGATCCGGATGCCCAACTCTTTATAATGATCTGGATCTCCTAGTTCACCGTCCAAATTACTGTCATCACCGTTTATTACACCCCAGAAGAATGGCATTCTGTGGTGTTTGAGATAACCTGCTGCTGCATGGGCCAAACAAGTAAACAGGTTATTCAGAGCTGATGTAGTCGCAGATCCTGTCATCTGCGCCCATTGATTTTGGAGAATAACGTCTCCGGAAAACATGATAGCTTTCCAATGAAAATAAAACATAAATAAATCTAAAATCTTTGTAGGTGGGGCTCCTATAGCTTGGAGAAAGTTACAGATACAAAGAATGTGGGTTTGATCAAAAGTGGCTTCCAAAGATTTAACATCATTGGACCGCCCATTTTCCGGCATAAGTGATGCCCACTCACTAGGAGGAAGATGCTTTACGCAATTGGGAAAATAGGTCTTGAGTACCCACTCTATCGACATGGCTAATGGACCAAAGTAAGCCAAAGCTGCCGGATCGACAGCAATAACCACCCGGGCCCGAAATTTTTCACAAAATTCTTCAAAGGTTTTCGTCGATATTTCAATTTTAGTGAAACCCTTGGAGGATTTGAAAGACATAAGGAAAGAATGGTTATCTCGGCTAGGCGTGCTATTCCGAGCGCGGCTCTTTTAATCATTGATCTTG